CAACGGGTTAGCCGTTGCCTTTCTGCGCGGCCTTTTTCGCCCGCTTCCGCGCGGGCTTCGATTTCGGTTTTGGACGGTAGTTCAGCACCACGTCCGCGATCCTGTCCAGTTCCTCGGGAGGCTCCAGCCCGCCGCCCGGTCCATCGCCGCCGCAAGCCTCACGGAGCCGACCGAGGATAAACCAAGCGGTCTTTTGCGTGACGCCGATCTCTTTCGCCAGTTGCAAACTGGAGATTCCCTTGCGGGCGGTCACCAGCAGGTACATCGCGTAGAGCCATTTGTTGAGCGGGACCTTGGAGCGTTCCATGACCGTGTTGGTGCGAACGGTGAAGTCGAAGCCGCACGGCAGGCAGCGGTAGAAACCCGGTTTGCGCGTGGCGCAAGTACCGAGCGCGCTGATGTGTTCGCCCGATCCGCAAGCGGGGCAGATGGGACCGGAGGGCCAGATGCGGCCCTCCAGGTAGACCCGTGCCGAGTCTTCGTCGGGGAACAGCGCGAAGAGTTGGAAGGTGCTGATAGTAGAGCGGGACATGGCTTATTGCTTCACCGGGCGATTTTCGCGCAACCATTCCAGCATGTTCGCAAGTTGCGGGTCGCTGGAATCCTCGACGCCGCCCCATCCCTCGACGTGCAAAACTTCAGTGAGCGCGTCGGCTTCGGCTGGCGTGGCTCCGAGCACAACCAGATCCCGTTCAATAGCTTTGTAGTCGTAGGTGACGCTGTCGTTAGATCGTGTGGCATAGACGTTCGGGTGATGCCACGCGGACATGGCGCAAAACACCGCTTCGCGGTATTCGGACTCGCGCCCGCCGGAAACTTGGTCTTCGTCATCGCTGGCGAGTCCGCGCTGACTAAATTCGCGCTGGATTGCTTCGTCCGTGGCATCGTCCGTGATGGGCCAGTCGCAGCCTGCGGGAAGCGCTTCAAACCATTCCGTCTTGTACTTGTCGATCAGTTCGTATCCGTTCATTTTGTTGCTCTCCATGCTTCTATAGTAGCTGACTACACCGATGTAGTCAAGTACAAAATGGGGGCCGCGTGAAGATTTTTGAAGAAAAGGCGAATGTAGCCATGTATATAATTCCCAATCGTATTGCACCATGTCGCCTTTGATCTCGCGGAACGCTTGCGAGCGCACTAACTCTCCTGCTTTCCGACACCCAGTGCTTCGAGGGTCCATAACGCGCGCGCCTCACGCTCGGTGAGCACCGCGCCGTCGATCAGTTCGGCGTCATCGCGCGCCTGCTCGGCCATGGCGCGCACGAGGGCAGCCTCGGCCTGGCTGGCGAGATCTAGCGGCATAGCAACTCCTTGGCCCGTTGCAGGGCGTCCATGGCGTCCTGGATGTGGCGCAGGCGCAGTCGATTGCGGATCTCGGCCTGTCCGGGCGTCCACGTCGCGGAAGTCTCCGCGCGCCGGGCACGCGTGCAGGACTCCTCGGCCTCGTACAGCCAATCTCGCCAGTCGCGATCCTGCTGTGGCTCAGGTCCACTGTCTGATGCTCTATCCGGTAAGTTTTCCATAACTCAATCGTGCGCCCTTATCGCACATGCCTCAATACTGCATTCGGATAGCAAAGTACTACGGGCCGAACCTTCCGCCGCTCGGCCCAACACGGTACAACGGTCCCCGCCGCAAGCTAGCGGGGAGGGGAAGCCCTTTATCCCGGCACGTCCTCGTCGCGCGGGCCTGGCAGTTGGTCAGACGAGCAGCAGCCAGAGGTCTCTTTTATGGCGTCGCCTCGCGCCAAGTATTCGATCACGAGCGCGCGGGTGACGTCGGATGGCACCGGCCATGGCTGTCCGCGCTTCGGTCCGCCGCGGCCGGTCCGCTCCACTGAGAATTTGTCGGCCATGATCCACTCCGGCTCCGACAGTTTGCGCGCGTCCTCTGCCGTGCCACCGAGCGAGCGGATGGCCTCGGCGATACGGCGCGCTTTTACGCGACGACCGATATCGAGCCCGGAGTCGTCGCTCACTTAATTAGGTACCCCATCGACTCGCACACCGTCCGCACTTTGGTGGATTCGAAGCCGAATATGCGCTCGGTATTGGCCTGCGATTCGGTCGTCAGCTTGTACCGCTTCGCGCCGCAACGAGAGCAGGGTTGCAAGTCGCCGACGATCCGCACTTCGATAATCAGCGGGAAAAGCTGCTGAGCAGCTAGAGCCTTCACGGCTCTAGGATTTGTGACGTCCGTTCCCGGACAGAGCCCCGTGAGAAGAAACTTCGACGTGGTCACACGACGCCCCCGATCTTGCTCTCCATGAACTCGTCGAACGCCGCGCGGCTGGCCTCGTCGCGCTGCTGTGCCGTGACGCGCTCGCGTCGGAGCTCGCCGTACGCCTGCGTGAGTTTGATCCGCGCTGACAGCATCGTTGCGACGAACGCCGGGATGTGCATGGACAGCGCGGCTTGCACTTTCTCGTCGCGGTAACTACGCACGATCACCGAAGGGAAGCCGGGATGGTAGCTCTGCATGTCGACCCAGTCGCGATCATGGCAAATCCAGAGTTGCCCCTGATGCTGAATACGATACTCGTCGAGCAGCGTCTGCGGCTCAAGCATATAGCCGACGTGGGCCACGAGGCCAGGAGCCTTGCCCTCGTAGAGTCCGACCTGGCCGACGAGACGGTCTGGGGAAGCTCCAGCCGTGCCGTCGTCAGTTGTGACGAAGCCAATCGCTTGAGTGTCAATGCCCTTTTCCATTTCGTAATACCGCACGGCCTCTGGCTCTAACTCTTTACCGCGCAGTCCCCATCCGTGCGCGCCGACGTCGTACCCATCAAGCGGCGCACCGTAAAGCCACTCAGCGATCAATTTGCAAAGGTACGGTCTACAAGATTCGGACAACGCCAACTTTTTAGCTGTAATGATCTTGTCGAACTCACTGGCGGTCGGAATACCCAGACGCGCGGCAAGCCAGTCGTCGGAGCCCTGCACGAGGTCGAATCGGTAGTTAGGCATGCTTAATCTCCTGTACCTCACGCTTGGCCTCCTGCGCCCCTGCCGCGGCGGCAGACTTTTCCGCGAGGAAGCGGTCTGGATTGTATCTGGGCCTATCCGGCTGGTTATTCATTGGCACGGCTCGCGCCTCCCCTCTGCGCTTCCTGGGCCTTCACGCGGTCACTCAGCCAGCGATTGACGCGCTCAAAGTCCTTGCGCTGAATGGTCTCCACGTTGACGGCTGACGGACCAATCCAAGCCCAGAACCGCGTAGCCTGCTGCGGCGTCATGGCGAGGTAGTCAAGCATCGTGCGCAGCGCCATGGCCTGCTCGTCGCTGATCGGGTCCGCGGAGTTGGCGTCGTCATCGGCGCCCACCGTCACGATGTTCCAGACCGCGAGCGTCAGGTAGCGTCGACCGTAGCTCTCGCCACTCCCCTCAGCCTGCGTGTCGTTGCGGCCCGGTCCTGGGTCCGGCCGGCAGTAGCGCTCCGACGTGATCGAGTGGCCGGCGCGGTGGGTCAGCCGCAGTACCATGATGCAGCCTGGCTTGTCGCTGGTCCTTGTGGCAAACGAGCGCGCGAAGCCGTGCTTGGTCTCGATGGGGCGGATCGCGGCGTCCACGTCCTCGTACGTGGCGTAGGCGATGCAGCCCTTTTCCTTCATGTCCTTCTTGCCGCGCTTGGCCACGCGCGGCATCTCCATCATTGCGGCGGCGAAGGCAGCGTTGAAGACTTTCTCCGCGTCTCGCGCCTCCATGCGCTCCTTGAGCGCCACGAGCGCGTCGATGCGCGCGACGTCCACATTCGGGTCCCGCGCGACGGCGGCGATGATCTCCATGATGCTGGGCTCGGTGCGCTCCAGTGCAAGCGCCTGCTGCGTGCCCAGGACGAGCTCCCCCGGCATTAGATACCTCCGCAGGCATCGGCGCGCATCCCGGCACGGGAATATTGGTGCTCCATCGGGTCGAGCGGTTCGGCCTCCGCATCGATCTGCGCATCGGACTTCGGCAGCGGCGGCGCGCTGGCGAGTGCATCGATGATCTGTCGGCGGTGGGCGTCGGTGATGGTATAGCTGACGCCGCCGAGTTCCATGCGGTAGTAGGCCGGCATCTGATCATGAGCCGCGACGGGCTCGATGGTGATGGGCATTTGGTCGGGCGCGGCGGAGTTTACCCCGGCCCAGCTGATATGGAGTAGATTAACCATTGGCTGCAAATCTCCTTGTGAAAACAGTATAGCACCGTACCGAAACGGCGCAACTATCGAGAAGTTGACGGAGTACTCTTGCGGGCTTGGGAGGGGGAGAGATTAGGCATTAGGATTGAGCCTTATTCTCCCCGACAGCCCGCGCCGCCGGAGAGCGCTTTCGATGGCCTGTTTTGTCACGCCAAGCTCTCGCCCTATTGCGGCATAGGTGAGCCCCTTGCCCCGCAGCGCGATAACCATGTCGATATCGGTCTTCGATTTCCGGATGATCGCGCCGCAACAAGGGCATCGAGCACCCTCCAAGGCCTTAGCGGACATTGGCCAGACGGCTGCGGTCGATCACGGCGGAGGGGCCAGCGAGTCTCTGCGCTCCAGCGAGAGTCTGGCGATGCTGATCCACGCGGCCCTCACGCACGATTCGGTAACCGGCCAGTTTGCCCGAAAAGTACATCGGTTGAATTTTTGGGGTGCCTGTCGTCTGTGTCATACTCAGTCGCTCCTTACAATCGAAATCATGGAGTCAAGCGGTCTCGGCACTGTTCCCGCCTGGCTGCGGTGTGTAGGCCCCCTTGACACTCTCAGCATCTCACGAATCGTGTGATTCCGAGCGTCTACTTTAGGGGGATCGACTGGATCATATGGGGGTACCCGGGTACCCCCATATGGGGGTATGTAGACGCAAAAAGCCGGCGCGAATCCGAGTTGTCGCGCCGGCACAAGGATAGATGCAACTGACCTACCGTTCCTTAGCAGTGGCTGAAAATCCAGAGGGTTCCCGGCGGCATCACCGGAATGTTCACCAGTTGCCATGTGCTGGCGTCGACGATCTTCCCCTTGCTCTGGGCAAATCGATCGCATCGGAAACCACGCTCGGAATCGATTCCGCCGCGCCGTCCGCTGTGACCATATTGAACGTCTCCGAAAAACTGTTAGACTT